TTTGTATACACTACCAGCAGATTCAAATTCAACAGTAACCAACAAATTCTTACCATTGATAGAGTTTACTAATTGAGGTTTGGTAATATTTCTAAATGGTTTGTTAAATAGAGCAAAGGTTAAAGCATCAAGGATAGTTGATTTCCCATTCCCATTCTTACCGATAATCAAAGTAGATGAATGAGTATTGAGTTCAACCCTAGTTGGTACATTACCTGTTGATAATAAGTTTTTCCACTCTACATAACGAAAATTAATCACCCAACCACCTCTTTTGCTTCAAGGAAAAGACATTTCATAAACGATTTCACTTTATCACAGTTTGTATCATCGGCCACTGAATCTATATAGTGTTCAAGGACTTGAGCGGTATCTTCAATACTCACTTGCTCTGTATCTATTGAACCCTCAGAGAAGTCAGACAAATCTTCAAGTATCTTAATCTCATAGGTATCTGATTCATAAAGTTTCTTTAGGAACTGATCGAACTTATAATAATCAGTTTTCTTTACAACTACAATTTTGATATACTTCTGTTGGAACTGAGCGATATCAATCTTATCATAATCAACTAATTCATCATTGTATTCGTGTCTAAGAAACATTGTATAGGGATTCTTAATGAATTCTGTTTGTCTTGTTTCTGTATCGAATATATGAAATCCTTTCTGGTCATTGTAATCTGACCATGTCATCTCGTAGGGAGTACCAACATAATGAATGTTTTCTCTATCAGATTTTGTATGAAAATGTCCAGAATAAACACCTTCATACTTCGCGAACAGATTACCTGCTATACCATCATGTGATTCCATATCCTTATACATCGAGAACCCAAGTATCTCGAAATGCCCAAAGCATAAATCTGATTTACTATCGCGGATAAACTCAAAAGCTTCTTCTTCATTTTCCTTACATATCCAAGGCATAACATCAACAGATGTATCATCAAACATAACCTTAGTTGGTTTGTCGTACATTATTAGATTTGTAAACTCACCAAGTAATAATCCGGTTGAGTTTACAGATAATGATTCCCTGTAGTATAAGTCGTGATTACCTAATAATGTATGAAGTTCAATACCTGTATCTAGTAAAGGTTGAAAGAAGAATCTCTTACTCTCTGCTAATGTACTGAAGTTGATATATTTTCTTCTATCAAACATATCACCTAACTGGAATACAGTTTTGATATCGTTCTCAATAAGATACGGTATGAATACATTAGTGTAAAACTTGTCTTGTAATGCCTGAAAGTTGGGACTATCATTCCTAACTCCAAAATGAGTATCCCCAAGTATGCAAATCTTCATACAGTTTCCTGAAGAATTTCTAATGTTTGGCAGGTTGGAACTATTACTTTAGGAGCTTTTACTTTACGAACTACGTTTGGCAACTCAGCGTTTGAATATTCGCTTAGAAATTCTCTATATGAATTGACAAACTCCTTATCGTCATCTTGTTCTTGAAGTTCAAATACTATATTACCTACAGATTGGATAATTTTATGTTTGATTTGATACTGTTGTTTCTCTTTGGCAATCCTTCTTAGATATGCAAAATAGATAATCTGAGTATAATATGAGAATGGGTTAGATGACTTCTCTGGATTAAATTTATCAAAATACTTGATACAGTTTTCAATACCATCACATATCATTTCATCTTTGAACGAATAACCATTAAAGTTACCCTTGTTGGCAAGATTGTTTGCAATCTTTAAGATGCATTCACCTAGATAATTTGTGATTTGAGGTAACTCATCACCTTCTTCAAGTTTAGATAGAAGTTCTTTTCTTTCAAGTATTGCTGCGAAAAAGTCTTTATTTGATACGTATTCGGTAGCCATTTAATCTCACCTATAATTAACTATAATATTATTATATAATACATTACCTAAAAAGTAAAGTATATTGAATTTTGGGAGTTTATGTTGAAAATATAAACTCGTAAAACACCTAAAAGTACTCTTTTTAATTACTTATAAATCAATAACTTAAAAACTGTTTTATCGTTTAAATTACCATATCTATATAAAGTTACCTATTAATATTCTTAAATGTGTTTAAAATGACTTATTTTTAGGTGTTTAAGTTATAAAACAATATGTTACAGTAATATTACTCTTAAAGTATATACTAGAAATAATCATAAGTCTCAAAAGCTTTACTTTTCATCAATTTCACGTTATAATATATCTGTGGTTGGGTTAAGTAGATTTATAGATTAAGTTTATTTAATATCTATCTGGTGTAGCTTAAGAGTGAATTCCTCTTCTGAATAGGTTTTAACTCTTTCAGCAAAGTGATTAAGTGTGTGATTCTTAGATGACTTATATGAAAGGTCATCTGCCACATCATAAAGGACACAGGATGATTTGCCTTCCCTTAACCTAAGCCCTCTTCCTATAGATTGAAGATTCCTAATCTTACTCTTAGTTGGACTAGCAAAGATAATATTCTCAATAGAAGGAATGTTAATCCCTGTAGAAAAGGTTGCAAATGAAGCTACAATAATTGCATTAGTCTCGCTATCTGTTGCCTTTCTTATATATTCCCTATCTTCAGTCTTAACTTCACCAGACACATAAAATACTTGTCTACCATCTTCAGCTCTATCTACAATCATTTTATGTAAAATCTTACCATGTTTTGAAACAAATTGGAACAAAACTAAAGTGTTACCATCTTGTTTCAAAGCAAGGTTAGTTATAAACTTATTTCTTCCTTCATGAGATACAAGAAAGTCCATTTCTTCTTGATACTTCATATTTTTATTTAGTTTACGAACTTCTTCAGGGTATTTCAATAATAAACATTTAATATCAAGTTGAACGACTCGGTTTGAGTCCATCAATTGCTTGGTAGTGATAACCCTATGAAGAGGACCCATTATTCCTTCAAGTTGAAGTTGGTTAACTTGTGAGTTATCTATTGTACCAGTAGTTCCAATTCTATACTTAACATCAGTCATATTTTCAAACATAGAAGTGATCGAGGCACCCTTTGCTAAATGTGCTTCATCACATATTACCGCATCAAATTGGTTGTAAAAGTCTTTACCAATACCATCTAATGCCCCTCCTGCTTTGTTACGCCATGAACTCTGCCAAGTAGTAATAAGAACATTCAACGAGAAGTCTTTTGAAAGACCTGAGTATAACTTTTGACAATTATCATTTACCTGCCAACCATTACCAGTTGAATAATCCTCAAAGTCGGCATACAACTGCTCAACTAACGAAGTCGTTGGTACAATGATAAGAACTTTCATATTCTTTGCCAAGAACCATCTAATCAACGTATAGATAATCAAACTCTTACCAGAAGCAGTAGGCGATAAGAGTACAGTCTTGCAAGTATTCAAAGATTTATGAATAGCGTCTATTTGATAATCCCTTATCTCAATAGGCGTTCCTTTTGAACAAGGATTAATTATCTTTGCAAATCCTTCTACTTGAGCAGAAGTAATACCGATATCATAGGATATATCGGTATCTATTTCTAATGTGTGATTATTCCTTTCTGCAAACTCTTTTACATAATCAATAAGACCAGAATACAACTTTTTAGTTTGAAGATTATATAAACGACTGAACCCGTCCCAAAGTCGAGCCTTAAATTTCGGAGAGAACTTAGCTCCTGGAACTGGGAACTTAAAGAACTCTGATAATTCTTGTTCTGTGGATGAATCAGAGAATAATCTTATATAAACTTCATTGAACTTTTCAACTTTAATATGAGCCATTAGCCACCAGCCAAGAATGCTTTATAAGTGATGCAATTTTTAATCGACCAAGTTCTATCAGAAATAGATTTTAGGATTGATTCAAGTAGGTAGATAGTTGCATTAAGGTATTCGAGTTTCAAATCCATTGCAGTAATATCAGAATCACCCTTGAGGAATTCATCCATTTCATTCTTTAATGGTTTTGTATACTGCCATTGTTCCCAATTAAGATCAATAAGTTCTTGCCTAGAAAGTTCGCCCCTATAATATCTAAACTTATTCTTTCTGAGCGTATTATAATCAACTTTAGTTTTACTGAATCTTAACTTAGTATTCATCAACAGACTAATATACTTTGAATGAAGTTTAGCAGTTTTTACTGATTCATCATCTAAATGATTTTGATTTATATCTGAATCTATATCCCAAAGAGCAGTTATTTCATCTATAGTAGCCATAATATTCTCGCTTGTTTATTGGAACTTGAAATATGTATAATCAAATGTTACCGAGCACGTCACATAATTTACGCTATCTGATGTAGATAGGAAAGTCATATTACCAAGAGAGGTTGGAACTAAGTCAACAAAAGTGATTGTTTGAATAGGGTTATTGCTTGAGTTGAGTATCTGAAGAGTGGCATCAGAATAGTTTTTTGCCAACTCAGATATATTAATGTTATCTTTATTTTGATAACTTATGTATTGTTGATAAGACTCTGGAAATCCCATAGCAACAATCCAATCAGATATAGCGAGATAGTTTGCCATATTTTCGTCAACAAGAAAATCGATAGTTAATGGTTCATATGTAAGTACATCGCCCGCAACTTGTGCAGTGGAGAAAGGAGTGTATACAGACACATTAGGGAGACTGATGCTTGGCAATGCAACTTGTTGAGCAAAGTAAGTAAGCTCTGGAAGTTTTTGTATTGAGAACTGAAACCCATTAGGCGATAGAGGGTTAAGGTTGGCTGGTATCGTAGACATAGTATATTCCTATTATTGGTTTATACTATTTATAACATAAAAAAAGGAGCCGAAGCTCCTTTAATCAGATAATAAAGACTTAAATTAAAAAGTCTTTATAAATCAATAACTTATCACATCAAGTTAGTTACTAAGCATTTTCTGTAATACGTGTTGGCGTTCAAATACATACCAGTAGGATCAATATTGGTAGTAGAATAAGCAGCAAAAGGATTGCTTACCATACCATAACGAGTTCTAAACCCGATTTTAGGTTGGAAAGTATTAGGATCTTGAGCACGAACCATTTGTAAAGGCACGTATGGGCAGTAGAAGATACCAGCATCAAAAGCAGAAGTACCTTTATAACCAACCACAAAATATTGAGTAGAAGAAATATTCATCGCATAAGGATCAACATATACTTTATATTTACCATTCAATACGCCAGCATAAGTTGTAGAAGTATCATCAACATTCAAGTTGTTTGATAAACCTGAAGAATAATCTAAAACCCCAGCCATTGCTAAAGCAGAAGCAACATCAGCAGAAGTGATAATAAAGTTACCACGACCACGTCTTGTACGTTGACCGATTGCATTAGCTTCACGTTCAATTTGGAACATAAGACCTTTGAATTTTTCAACTGACCAACGACCATTAGAATCAACATCTAAATCAAATGTACCAACAGTTGCAGTACCAACTTGGGCACCAATTTCAGCAGACATATAAACTTTACGAATTACTTCACGGTTGATTTCAGCAGTAATTTCAGTAGATAAGATTTTGCTTAATTCAGCAGCAGCATCTAAACCATGAACGGCTTTCAAATCTTGCGCTAATTCATCAGAGTATTCTGCTTTCAATGCACGAGTTTGAGCAACCACAGAAGTCTTTTCAATTGAGAAAGCCATTTGAGCCCAAGCTGCGTTTGCTTCTTGAACAGCCGTAGCATTAGCAACACCAACTGAACCAGTATTTGCAGTTCCGCTTAAAGTTTGAGCAATAGTTGATAATGTAGTTACAGAAGGAGTACCATCACCATCAAACAAGTTACCAGCACCAACGCCAGCACCTGAGAATGAAGAATCAGGTTCATTAAATAATGCTTCAGCACCACCTTGAGTTGAGTAACGGCTCTTCATAGCGAAGATTAAACCAGTAGGTTGAGTCATTGGTTGAACACCGCAGATATCAAACGCAATCATTTGTGGGATAGCTCTACGAACTAAAGAGATTAAAACAGGATCGTAACCAGTAACACCGCCAGTATTACCAGAACCGACAGTACCAATTTGACTCGAACCAACACCATTAACTGGGCTAGTTTCGAATAAATTGCCACCTTGGCTTGATTCAGAGATATCTCTTTCTTGGTTTTCTAAAAGAACCGCAGTGATTTCTTTACGGTAATGATCAGTAATAGCAGGTGCAGAAGCGTGCTCCAAAATTGGAGCCCATTTTGCAACTAAATCGGGACGAGTAGCCATTTTTATATTTCCTTATTTTATATTTGATTAAAAGCTATTAAGATATCGTGCAACATTTGCATCAATATGTTTAGTTTCTTCATTTAAGGTTACAGGTGAATCAGAAACAACTGAATTCACCTGCCTTGTGGGTTTCTTACCAAAATAATTCTCTTTGATAATTTGTAGTTTAGATGCAAAAGTTTCAGCATCTTCATAGTTTAATTCTTCAGCAAGGGCTATAAACTTCTCAACTTCTGTGTCTGCCATTCCAGAACAAAAATCGTATGTTACAGATTCGCGAGCCATTTCGTTAAGTTCTTTAGTCATTGAAACATTATGTGCCAAAGACTCATCAAGTTTAGATTCTAGATGTTCAACTTGCTCTTGTAGATCACCTACAACATCAAATCTTTCTTCTGGAACTTCAATATAATGTTCTTGGAACAAAGTTTTCAAACCGTCTACAAATCCTTCAAGAATGTCGGATTTTAAACCATTTTCAATTGCAATCTCATTATCACTCATCCACTGCTCGACTACGTAGCCAAGGTATCCATCAACTTTCTCAATAATTTCTTCTTTGTCAAGTTCAGCTTGTTCAACCAAACGTGCTTCGAATGCTTCTTCAAGAGTTTCAACTTCTGCGTTAACTCTTGCCATAACTGCTGCTTCGAAAATAGTAGCAGCTTTTACTTTAAATTCTTCTGTTAAATCTTCACCGAAAAGTAAAGCATCAACATCTTCTTGGACATTGAAATCTTCATTTTTTTGTGCATAAGAACGAACACCGTGGACTAACTTTTTCTTTGCTTTGGCATTATCTTGATCTGTAAAAGTTCCAGGTTTAAATTTATCCCCTGTTGCAGTATTAATACCAGTTTTTTTAGCCGTCTCGAGGCTAGGTAATCTTCTATCAACTGAA